GGTCAATACGGTATTGCATACCTACAAGGTTATCTAGGGGGCCCATAGCCCATAAATTGTCTGGACGTGACCTCCACCCTGCATGGTATATCGGAGCGTGCCCTAGCCACGTTGGCAGGGCTTCATCACGTATTACATACATGCGATCTACCACAGTTACAACACGACCGCGCTCTACTGTACCTTTTACCTGATCGTGAAGATCTCCAAAAAACTCAAGAATCTCAACAAAACCACTTTGTAGATAGTCCCAATAGTTACCAAAACCGTCTACACTCATTCCCTCTGCTTTTTGCCAATCCTCTGCCCCGTAGGCGTTCATGTGGGCAAACATCTTATCACGGTTGGCTAGCGCAGTCTTTAGGTATGTGTTATCTGGTTCCATCTCCGCCATAGTACGAAGCTCACCAATATTCTTAACACTGCGAACAATTTTAAAGGAGTCTTTAAATGAATTAGCAAGAGGGTTGAATACAATATCTAGGGGGCTAATACGACGAAGCTTAGGGCCAATAAAGTTTACCACCCTTTTGTTATAAGAGTCTAGTACATAAGACGATTCAAAGTCTACGGTAGCAAACGAGTTACCGTAATCAATGAAGTCATATAGGAGCTTGCTGGTCTCTGTTCTAAAACCCCCCTCTCGGGTTTTATTAGACATATAGGATTCAATAGCTTCGACTTTCTCTTTAGTGGCGTCGTTCTGGCTATACGCCTCCCACTTCAACCAGTTGTCATTAGGGAATAGGGCCGAGATATAGTTGGAGTGGAGGTTGTCCCTAATCTGGCACAGCTTAGGAAGCGTAGTGCTGTTCTTCCAAGGGAGTGTTGAGTTTGTAGTGGTTGTGGTGTCAGTAGCAAAAATGTAATTACGAAGCTCTTGCCATTCTTTTATTTTTGCAGATCGGTTAGAGTTGTACGTATTCCATGTATTAACAATTTGCTCAGCTTTTGCCTGACTTCCAAATTCTTTTCTAATCTCTAGTGCTCTTGTAGCCATATATTCCTTTATCTAAACGCAATGCCACCAAAACGTGGATTGAACTGTAGAACATTGCCAGTAGATGATTCAGAAGAACCTCTGGCTCGTTTTGGCTTAATAGCTATAGCTACAGCCGACGCAAGCGCGTCTTTAATATCATCATGTGCCGGACGAGCTAATACCAGCTCCTCTTCTAGCACATCTGTGTACCCCCCTTTAAAATGCCATACAGACATATTTTCATATTTATGCTCTAGTGTAGCCGCTATACGTTCTGCTTTAGTACCTTCATTACGATTGGGGCGATACTCGTCCACAGAGAGACTTAAACCCTCTTCTCGCATCTTATCTTTCAAATCCCGTACAATGACAGCCTGTGCCACTGTAACCTCTGCACGGAGCTTTTTAAACTCCCACTTAGAGTGTAGCTCAGCTATGTTTTGAAAATAATCGCTAATCTTATCACTTTTGAACGACACAATATCTAGGACGTATATAAAGCCTTCCGAGTCAATTCCAATAACAACGATTGCTGTACTGTCTGCTTTTTTATTTAAAGAAAATGCGAAGTCAATTGCAGCGTATACATTAAGTTTGTGTGACTTGTAATACCAATAGCCAGACTCTTGTTTAAGAAATCGTTTATCATAATATTGAAATTTAGACCTATCGATACGGTTGGAACCGGGGTCATTCGGGTCGTTATAGTATTGGGCATGAAATTGAACCTTATCCGAGTATTCCGCCCTAATTCGGGCTAACACTTGAGCGTCAAATCCAAAGAACTTCTTATCACTACGCATGGTTTTAGGCCAGATAAACAGACCATCTGTTTCAACAGCCGCTTCTTTTACCTCCCAAACAGGATCATGACGTATGACATCACCTTCCTCGTTATAAACCTCAAACACTTGATTCTTCCAAGTAGAATATACATCAGACGGGTGGTATCGTGTACCACACGCCAATGTAAAGCCACCTGCATTTCGGATAGAGGTAAATTGCGAAGCTTTCTTCAATACGCTATCTCGTCCATCTGCTGTATATGCATTTTCAGGAACAACAATGTCGTCAGAGATGATGATGTCAGCGTGCCAGCCAGTTGTATTAGTCGTCAACCCAGCAGTGGATACTGTCTCATCTCGGACACCCTCTTGTTTGCGTTTTTCATGATCTATGGAGAACTTACGTTGGCTCCATTTCTCGCGCTTACCTTCTTGAGGGTTTATGTATTCAGGAAAATATCGGTTGTAAATTGTACTCCCCAATATATTCTGAATAGCATATAGTTGTTTCTCGGCAAGTTCAGCAGTTGCGGAGAGGTATAGTATTGAAATTTCAGGATGTCTTGTAATAATCCAAGCACCCCATGTAGCCACCATATGGCTTTTTAGGTGCCCCCGTGGGAGCATGATAAGTTTATTAGTACTCTGTGCCTCACCCTGCCCGTATAACGAGTAGTTCTCAAGCCACTTAAAATACTTTTTATGCACTTCACCATAAACGTAATTAGGATTGACCAACCGTGCAAAGAAATAGAGGTCTTGCATAGCCGTATCCCTAAGCTGCTTGGCCTCTTCAGGCATCTTATCAAGCCTAGTCTTAGCGTCTGTTAGCCATGTGTCTTCTATTCGTGCCATAGCAACCCTTACTTAATAAGTCTTAATCTTTGTACATCTTCGTTAAACTCTTCAGCCACAGATGCTAGAAAAGCTTTCTCGCTTTCCACAGCGGCCTTAGTTGGCCTTCCTGCTCCGCGCTGTGCCCACCCTTTATCTGCAAGCCACTTAGAAGCAACAATCTTACCGTTAGCAGAGCTTTTAATCATCTCTTTGACAGCACGACTTCGTAGCTTAATCTCAAGCTCCTCGCGCCATTCATCTATGCTACGACGTATTAGTTTATTTTCACACAAACGTTGCCAGTGTTTCCAATTAAGAAGATACTTAGTTGCAAACTCGTATTCGGTAGGGTCGTCTTCTAGAAGATATAGCCGTTTCAAAGATGGATAGAGCTTTCCGTTATACTCATAATCAGCATCTTTTAACGTATAGATTGCCGCCTCTGCGTATGTAAGTTCTAAGAACATAGATTGGGTAATAGGACGACCTGTTGAATCAAGCATCTGCCCCTTATTTGGGAGGAAGGCTTTTTCGGATGTCTTCATAGCGGTCATAGTAGTAGTTTCTTTCAATCAAGACCCCTTCTGCTCTGGCAGCTTCCCTTGCAAGAAATTCTGCATCCTCTCGGTAAAGCTGGGCTGCTGTACAGGTGGCTCCACTTGAGGTATTGTTGGAAGAGATTGTGGCGTCGGTGGGACGTGTGGCACGCTGCTGCAAGCTGATAACATCAGCAGACAGCTTACGATTAATAGTTTCAAGTGTGGCATATTTTTTACCTTTAAGAGTGTCAGCAGTTTTCTGTAACGCCTGAGTTGAAGCAATGGCGTCGGAAACAGCCCTATCTAGATTTCGTTGGTACTCTTTATTTAAAGAGGCTGTTACAGCGGCTGTATTGCGTGTTACAGCCGAGTTGACAAGTATTACGTGCCCACCCCACAGACTAGCTGAAAGAACGCCTAAAAAGGCTATAAACCACAAATTGATTGAGGTTTTAAGAAATGTAGATACCCATGTGATAAACCCTAATATCATGTAATGCCTATCAAAATTACGGTGTTTCCATTAACTTTTCTATAAGTTAATGTGGAGTTTATAGCCTTGTCAGGTTTACGTGTACTTACATGCACCCAACTGTCAAACTCTAAAATGAGTTGGCCAATACCTAATGTTTTCTGATGCTTTGCAAGGAATGCCGCCACTTTGTTAGGCGAGCCATATGCGCGAGCTTTAAAGTCGGTGGCCATAGCTTTAACGTGGTCACTGGCATCAGTGCTGCCAACTGCTCTGTTAACGGCTGGGCTTCGGTAGGCGCTTATGTCTGTTATAGGAATATCCCTACCAGCATCAGCACTCAAAGCCGCCCGAATGCGCTCTAGCATCATTGCAGTTTCAAGTAAAGTAGGAGCCAACTCAGGCGGGCAGGTATTGTCCATGCGCTGCTGCGTTTGCGTCATTTCATCGAGGGTAAAATGTGCTGTTAGTTTGGTCATTATACCCTCATATATTTAATTAGTGTGACCAACGCATAAGCAGCCATAGCAGAGGATAAAAGAGCAATACCAGTAACCTGCACAATGCCGTGCACATAGATTTGAAGCGTTACCATAAAACCACCGAAGGCTATACCAGCCATGGTGATACACTGGGGCAGCGTGTCTTTGAACTTGGGTGACAGTATGCCAGCTACGGCAACCACAGCGGTGATGCATGAACTAGCTAGGATTATCCAGCAAACGGTAGCAATGTCCATTATGACACTCCTAAGATTTTACGGAGCTTGTCTAATAGAGCCGTGCCAAGGCTTGCCGTATCAAGTCCTTGGACAGTTTCATACACTTTGCGCATTACCAGAATAGCTAAAAATCCAACGCTAAAGCCAACTGCGCCCGTTGCTTTTGTCACGTTAAAAAATTCCGTAATTGGGGCAACAAAAAAATAAGATGCAGCGAAACCACCCATAAACATAACCAATAAGTCAACACCAGCGGCGCGTGCCATCCATGCACCTAGCCCAGCCCCAGCAGCCCCAGCGGCTAGCTTTTGCACTATTTCGTTGTCAATCATTTTTTACCTCTAGTAGTTGTGTGGCCTGTTCGACTGTCAGCCGTGACCCATCAGCGTTTGTGACGTAGTATTTTGTAAGCATTCTAGCCGCCTCTCCTATATACAAGCCGTTAGCTACGCTTACTTTGTAAGCTGCTACCTCATATGCAAGGCGCTCTTTCTGGTTGGTAAAATAACGCCACCAGAATTTAAAAGTACCATCACGCCGCATCTGTGCAACGTGACAAAGCTCGTGCGGTATCAAGTGCTTACGTTGAGATTCACGAACTTCCCATCGAATAAGCACGAGCCACGGGCAAATAGTTAGACCGTCGCCCCACATCATAATCAATGGTACGCGTAAAATAAATGGTTTCATACTTGTATCCATTGGTTGGTAATAGATGATCGGACAAAATAAGCAATCTGCCCAGAACCCATAGCCAGATTGGCCCCCGCCTTCATCACATAAGTGTTACCACCAGCTCCTAGCGCAGTGTGATTGATTGTGAGATTAGCATTTCCAGCTTCGATAATCAATTCACCATTGCGCCCGTAATCAGATACCACATTAGGAGTTGCATCGAATGTAGCTGTGCTGATGCTTGCGGTGGCTGCCGGTGTAACTGTAACTTTAGTGTAGCCAGTTACTACAATCGCTTGATTTGCGCCAACGGGGTTGAGAGCTGCTGGTTGCATGTAGCGCACTGTCTGCATAGACATTTGCCGAGCTGTCAGGGAGCTAAAGTTATGCGCATTCGACCCGTACACATCTGACAGCATGGATTGCCGCAGAATAGGGTAAGTCGTAGTTGTATTTTTAAAGCTGGTTACACCAGCATGGAATAGCTTATCTGTAGTGTCAAAGAAACGGGTAGCACCGCCTGAGTAAAGGTGCCCAAGTGCGGGAGTGCCACCCCCCAAGAATACCTTACCAAACCCAAGTCGTGCAGCCTGTGTGCCTTGGTTAGGTGTTGACCTGCAATGCACTAGCGACTGATATGCGCTTGACAAATTATTCCGGTCAATCTTACCACCCTGCACTTCAAAGCGATCAAAAGCAGATTGGACTCGTAAACCCTCTACCCCGAACTCTTCAATGTTGCACTCTGCCAACAATATGGAAGGGAGGTCGTTAGACGCAAAATCTGATTGCCAACCGTCAGCAGATGATAAGTCGTTGCCAAAGATACCCCAACGTTCACCGCTGTTAACACCGTTGCAGGAAACCATATTAATGTTTCCACCAAGACGGTAGCCTGCTTTGCCAGCTCCACACGTTAGCGCGTAGAGGCTTGTCAGAGATACACCCGGACCACACTGGGCACGGAAGCTATGACCAGAGAAGCTGTATGCTGCAACGTTAGTCACAGCCACAGAGAAGAAGCGAGGTGCATAGAATGCATCATCACCAGATTGTAGATAAAGATTTTTAAGATTACCTAAATAAGCCTGCCCGCTAATGGCAGATAGATCTAATGCCCTACCTGTGCCAGCACCACCACAGATATAGAAATCTTCAAAGTGTGGGCGGATATACGTCATGGCATTGGTCTTTAAACCACCACTGGCACTGGTGAAATCAATACCAGTCATCCATTGCCCACCCCCAACAATAGCAATGTATTCTGCGGGGATTAATAAGGGGCTGCTAGCGCGATATGAAGCATTGAGGAACATGGGGCGCCCACGTCCACGGAAAGCTGAAGCACATGCATTAAGAGTCTTTTGAAGGGCAACAGTGTTATCCATTGCGTAGGTGCCCGATTCAATATCATCCCGTTCTGCTGTGGTGAGGAAATCAAATGGGGATAGTTCTAAAGAACGAAGCTTTTTATAAACCGTTGTGCCTACAGCATCCGTTGCATTGGCTTGTGACCCAACAAGGTTGCCCCCAGTTGTGGAAATCAGATTGGCAGTGCTAACATCGGATGCTTGCCAGTTTGTACCATTCCATCGTTTCAGCAAGGCTTCAGTAATGCTGAAATACTCGTCACCAACTTGGTTGGCAGTACCATCTGGGCGTAAAGCCGGATCACCACCTAGGGCTCCTCGGTAGCGATTTACAACATCATCCCTAGAGGCTTTAGACTGAGCAGCACTAACAGCGGCTGCCACCGCACTGCCTACCGGCATTGTTTCTAGATCGTATAAACGAATAGCATCGGTAGGTTGTTCAGGAGCACCTAGGTTGTATAGGCGTTTACCGTTAACATCTAGGTTACCTTCTAGGTTATTAGGCTCCCCTGTTGGGTTAGCCCGATAGGCAACCTTATTTTGAAACTCTGCTTCGATTGCGGTAAAGTTCGCATTAATAGCTGCGAGATTAAAACCACTAACCGGTTTGTTTAAGACAATTTTTGCCATTATTTCTTTCTAAAAATTTTTAAGGGGTGTACTATGCCGCAAACTATCTATATAACTCCGTTATACACCTATTACGTCCCGTTGGGACAATATACCATCTTGTATGCGAAGCATACGTCTATACATACACCAGTATAAGGGGAGGATATTCTCAGGAGTATTCTCAGCCTGTCCTAGAATGTGGAATTTTCTGGAGAAATTTAGGAGGTGCATTGCATATATATACTCAAAAGTAAACCCCCTGCTACCCCCTCAGGATACTTTCGTATACCTACAGGTCATAATAATACTATACAGTATGGATTATTACTGATTAGTATAGATTTATACTATACGGGTTAGGGATATAC